GCGGTTAAATCTGCGATAGGATTATGAGCCGAGGCAGTTGATATAGGTAGTCCATTTTTGAGAGAACTTCCAATATATCCTGATCCCCAAGCATTTTTAGAAATCTTATATTTGTCTACGAAGAATCCATCCTTCTCTACTCCACCATCTATAAATACACGATGTAAAGCATACCCATCTGCGTTAGCTTCTACGGTTGTTGTATAAGTATCTATCCCTTTTATAGTTATATTGTTGCCAGAAATTAGGTAATAGAATTTTGGTATCCATACCATAACCGAACCATCAGCATATTTATAATTGCCATAATTTATATCAAAGACATCATAAGTTCCTGCCATAGGAGACATACCTGTTGGTAATTTCCAAGGTGGACAAACACCTACACCAAAACCAGGTTCACCTGCAATGCCAATTAAGTTTATATCCCCTATACGAAGAATATCATCAAGATCTTCTATCATTGCAAGCTGATGATTTTCTGCTCCGTCTCCAATATATACTTTTTTCGTATCAGTAGTAAAAGCTGGTTCCCCTTGGTTTAGTACTGGGATATCCGCTTCTGCTCCTCTGATAAATTTAATTGTATTTGACATTTAAAACCTCCAATCTTATGCTTTAGGTTTTTTAGCTTTTTTACCTTTGGCTGTAATCTTTTCTTTAAGTATTACATTCTCTTTGTCACTTTCTTCTATGAATGCTTTTAATTTTTCGATATCCCCTAATAAATTTTTTATATCAATATTTAATTCATTGTTTGTTTTTGCTAATTGATTATATTCTGCTTCCAATTTCTTTTTGACTTGTTCGCATAACTTCTCTCTGTCAATGCTTTCCTTTAATGATAAATTTAATTCCGTTATCCTTTTATCTAATGTCTGGTTTGCTATTATATATTTTGAATTTGATTCCTTTAGCTCCTGGCTCTGTTTAACCATTGAAGCAGTTTGAAATTCTTTTTGTGTTATACTTTGTTTTAAGGTATTAAAGTTCTTATTCCAAGCCAAAGCAATCTTAGCCCAATTCTTTGCTTTTACCATCTGCTCTCCTAATAATGCAAAGACTTCATCGGTTGTTATCATGCTCGGGTCCCCGGTTATGAATTGATTTTCCCCTCCCGGCTTTTCTTCTTTTTTAGTGAATTCCCCACCATCAATTTCCTTTTCCATTTCATTAATCCTTCCTTTTTAAAATATTTGGGGAGAGTTTCCCCTCCCCTCTTTTATTATTTATTAGACAAAAGCTCCACCATCAATCGTGCTTCCACTATGAAGTAATGTATTCCCGCCTGCTCCATGCACTCCGGTTGTGGCTGCTGCATGGTCAAATGCCCATTCGGAAGTCGGTGCTTTGCTTGCCAAATCCTCTGTCGGTGATCCTTCCAAATAGGTAGCTGCGAATTCTACAAATTCCAAAGCATCCGCTCCGGTATTCACTCTAACTATTTTAAGGCCTGCATCGGTGAAGTTCGCTGGTGTATCCGATAAACTTACAAATGTGCTTCCTCCGGATACCTGGGTTATCTCTGTCCAGACTGCATTGTCTTCTGTCACGTCCAGGCATATATATGCTGTGTCATGTGTTACATCTACCCAATAAGACCCTACACTGTATCCTTCAGTTGTGTCATTTGTTACTGCTGGTGCTACGGTTGCATCTAATTTGTTTTTGGTATTTACTATATTATCTAATCCCAGGGATGCCAGAACAGTCGCTCCACTTTCCCAGGCCAATGCTCCCGCTCCGGTTGCTACAATAAATTGTCCATCGGATTCCGATGCTCCTAAACTATCTAAATCCTCAAGTAGCCCATCTACTGCCAATACGTTTCCGGTCTTGGTTAGGCCTGTGCCTGCATCGATATACCCGGCATCAGAGAATTGACTAAAAGTAATATTATCGGTATCTACTACAACAGATTCCGGCTCATTAGTACAGACCCAACCGGTATTAGAGTTGACTGTTCCACTTGTAACAAAGACAAAAGATCCCGCCACTTCCGCGGCTGCATCCATATCTTCTGCCCTGGACCATGCTCCCACTTGCGATACATAAATTCCATTTTCCTTAGGATCGGTCTGATCTTTTACCAGAATCCTATCTGCCGAAGATAATACCCCATCGATAGTTTGCTCATCTTCTAATGTTATATCCTCTGTTGTCGCTATAACACAGGCTGTATGAACATTTAGCCCCTGGGCCACGCTGTCAACATATGCTTTTGTTGCTCCATCTTGCGCTGCTGCAGGATCTGCCATCCCTGTTATTTTTTGAGAATTAATTGCTACATCTCCGGTTGCTGCTGCCAGAGCTGCTGCCACATTTGTCCAGTCCGTTACATCTGCTCCGGATTCCACACTTATTATAGTCAAAATCTCCGCTGCGGTTAATGCTGCGATATTCCCTCCGGTTTTTCTTCCTAATATTCTTTGTTCTGCTACATCTACCTTAGCCGGGGTATCATCAGAAACTGCTGCAATAATAGAATGTGCTCCTAATAAAGAATCCATGATCACTCCCAGGGGATTTGAACCATCACTAATATAAAGTTTTTTTGTATCGGTTGCAAATAAAGGTTCTCCCGCTACTCCGTTAGGAATACTTGCTACTGCTCCTCTCTTAAATTGAATTACATTTGACATTTAATTCATCTCCTTTCTTTTTTTTATTAACTTTCCCATTCTCCCATATCTAAAGATTTTGATTTAAAAATTATATTCCAACCTCCAACATCGGATTTTAAATAAACCCAACTATTTTTATAATTTAATTCTGTATACGATGCTTCCCCTGCTATGGTTTGGCCTGCTGCTGGAACGATTGTTATCCTATGATTATTATCATCTGCTTTATAAATCAAAAAAGGCAATCCTTTTGTTATCCCGGTTGTATCTGGCAAGGTAAGAGTCCAATCTTCGGAAGCTGTTAATTTTATTACTCCGGATTCGCTTATCGTCAAAACACATGCTCCGGATTTTTCAGTTATCCTCCGGAGCTCGGCTTCTATTTTAGATATAGCATTTTCTATTACATCATAACTATCGGAAGTTACTATTTGTTCCGGTTGTCTGTCTACGGTTAATTCATCAAGTGTACCTGGGAAATTCGCTTGTTTTTTTGCCATATGTCATCTCCTCTCTTTTAGAATTCGAATTCCACTCCGGCTTTTATATAATATTTATCAAAGCTAAATTCGTAATCTTCCAATGTGAATATCCTTGCTCCTATTCCTACTACGATATTCTTATTAATATTATAACATAAATCCATGCCTGCCTTGATGTCCTCAAAATCGTACCCTGTAATATTTAAACTTAAATCTTTCCAATCCCATAATTGATAACTTAACCCCGGGGAATAGTATTTATCTTCCAGGTCATAAACCATACTAAATGCCATAGCATATTTCTTGTCCACTTCCTTCTGTATCGGTGCTCCGGCCTTTAATTCGTTTATTACTTCTTTCGCTTTGCGGTGTCTGGTTATGGTTACTCCGCTCTCGAGTGATACCAGGTTCCCCTGATCATCTTCATATATGACGATCTTATCTTCCCCGGTGTTAATAAGTATCTTGTCCGGGCTGGCCTGGAATTCATTTATCCGCTCTTCAAATTCTGCTCTGGCCACTTCTATCTTTTCAGCATTGACTTCCGGTTCTTTTTCCAATTCAATTAATTCTTCCTTTTTGGCTTCGTATGTTGGAGCTTCTTCTTTGACTACGGTTGTTTCCTTCAGGGTATTTACTACTACCTTCTTCTCTATTTCCGCTATCTCGGTTCGTAAGGTCAAGATTGTACCTTGCTGCTTCTGTAATAATTCAATGATCTCCAATTCTTTGCTTTTATCAATCCTCTGGCCTTTCCACTTCTGGTATAATAAATACCCCTCGTATCCGGCAAAGATTAATATCCCTATTAAAATAATTATTGCAATTAATTTTAAAGCTGTTTTCATTCCTTATCATCCTCTCTAATCACAATAACATCGTTTGTATAGGAATATTTCTTGCATTCTTCATAACCTAAATAATACTTATCGCCATCTGTAGTTGATATCTCTGCATATATTATAATATTTCCATCCATCCTTTTTCACTCCTTTTTAAATATGCCTATTATTTTCTTCCACAGCCAGACGATAATTTTCCAGATTCCTTTTGCTAATAAAATAATCCATCGATACCAGCTTTTTAAAAAGTCCAGAATATTGAAAATAACATAAATCGCTGCCATTACCAATAGAATCATGAATATTAATTCTAATAATTTCATCTTCCATTCCTCCTTTTATTTAAATTGTATTTTCCACGAAAATGTTCTATTTCCGTATTTTACCCAGACATTTCTCTTGAGCTTTCCTTTTATCGAACAATTCACTGTATTTACTATCCCGGTATTGTTTCCAAATTTAACACATTGACAGCTATGGTTCCAGGTTATTTTGTTCGGGTTTAAATATACTTCTTTGCCTTTGATATCAAATCCCTTTACGGTTAACGTTAGCTCCTCTGCTGTCACTATGGTTTCGCCCGCTGTTATTTTTATTCCACCATTATAGTAAACTTGCAATTTGTTCAAATCCGTATCGCTCCCGAGAGATTCACTATTTTTAAGCTCGATATCCTCTTTGTTTTTTTTGTCCTTTTGCTTTTTTGTTATGCCTATTGTTAAAAATAAGGCTACTAATATAATAATTATTACGGCTGTCATATTTTTCACCTCCTTTCGTTTTATTTACCCATCATTTTCTCTTTGTGACCCATCTACGCTTTTCCCCTTTGGCTTGCTGGTATCTTTTTACCTTATTCCCCGGAGACCCCTCTTAAAATCAATTTAAATCGATATTCTCATCCAGGATGTATCTTTTAATTTATGATAATAAACTGATACGTAAGATATTTTGCCCTGCTTCTCTTTTGCTATTGGTAATCTGTAGGTTATTGAATTCGGTTCTTTTAGGATAATGTTTCCAACATAATTCTGGTATTTCCAGGTAATATCTTTTTCTATTAATGGTATCTCTTCTATCTGTTTTTCATCTGTATATCCCTTTACTGTAAATTTTATAATTTCCCCTGGAATCGCATTGTATGGATTTTCTCTGGAATAATCCGGGAATATATGTACAAAATTTGGTTCGATGCTGGTTTCTTTTTGTTTCCCCCGGTTGATAAAATATAATGTTATAAGTGGAATAATGATTGCCATTAATAATAAATATATCCATGTGGTATCCATATCTGTCCTCCTTTCTTTTAGGCCTCCCCTCCGTTTAGGCCTTTAGGCATAAAGTCCGCAAATAACTTTATTTTAACCATGCGGAGGTTCGGCCTTTTTATTAACAGTTTCCTTTTTTCCCGCCTGTTCTTGAACCTGATCCTCTTCCTGGAGCTCTTCCGCTTCCTCCACCTCGGCCATTCCGCGGTCCTTGACTTCCTTTTGGTGGTCCAGTGCCATCTTTTTTAGGCATTCTTATCATCTCCTTTCTTTATATATTTAATTGCTTCTTCTAATGTCTTAAAATAATGGTAAACCCAATCTTTAGATTTTAACCCAGTTCTTACCCACGCTTCAGAAGGATATGGGATAACCGTATCAACATGTATAAAATTATTATAGGGATATAGGCCAATTCTGTTAAACCCTATTTTTTTAGCTGTTTTAGCAAGGGTAATTATATCCATACCACTTACATATATATCTGCTGCCTTCCCTTTTAGATGAGGGCTATCGATGAATCCATTTATTTCTTTATTATATTTTTTACATCTTACCCCTTCTAAAACATGAATAGGTTTATTAAGTTTGTTTCTTAAGCTCTGCAATAAACGTATAAGCTCCGGGTCTATCGGTCCTTTTTTCCCACAACCGCATTTGCAGGCAAATTCTTTTTCCATAAAATTTTGGCTCAAATATTTATATATATTATTCTCCATGCCCTTGCTCCTCTTCTCCCTGGACAGTTTTATTAATACTTTTTTGAAAATCTCTTTTATCGTCTTTCCCTCGGTTATTAAAATAAAAGGCTACCATCGTTCCCCAGGCTGTAAATTCCAAACCCATGACTCCCAAAGTATTGGTTTCGATTTCCCTTCCTATTATTAAAATTATTATAAAAATAATTACCTGCACAAATATCAATATCGAGAATATGTTAATAATAGACCTTCGTAAGGTTAATTTATCCCAAGTGTCCATGATCCGGTCAAGTGATTTAATTAATTTTATTATTTTCTCTTCTATCATGCTGTTTCGCTTTCGCTTTTCCCTTCTCTCCTTCTGGTTACTTCTTTCCACATATAAACAAACATACCTAAAAGTAAAGTAGCAAATAATCCTAATAAGATATTCCACCTTTCCACTAATGTATCTACTTTATCCATAAATACAGCAATATCTTTTTCGTTTTTCTGTGTTCTTATTTCAAGTTTATTAGCCTTATCTGTATTAATAACATCCCTTCTTACCAAACCATCTATTTGCCCTTCTATGCCGACTATCCTATTTTCTAAAATATTAACTTTGTCTGTTATAAAATCAGTTTTAGTTTCTATCCTATTTACTATAGCCATTATATTTGCCATTCTTTCACATAACTGAACGAGCCGTTCCCTGTCGGTTAAGGGATTATCTTGTGCATACCCTATTCCGCTAAATATCAATACTGCTAAAATTATTAAAATTAATTTCTTCATATTTTAATTCATCTCCTTTCTATGATATTGGTTCTTCGTTTGTTATTTCCCTCCATATTGCGAATCCTTCTGTCGCATCCGTACATATCCAGGCATCCACATCATAAATCCAAAGGCTTCCCTTGCTGTATCCTTCTGTTTCGTCATCGGTTACCAATGGATATGTTTCCGCTGCAAAATTGTTTTTAACTACATTTGTGGCCAATATTCCTATGCTTCCGTTGGCTGGGTATAAATTATCCCCTAATTTTACCTGGCCTACAATCGTGGCAAGGTCTTCTACGATTTGCCTTAATTCGTTTATAATATTTAGTTCATCCATGTAATCTGCTGTGGTTACCCTACCGGAAGTTCCTTGTGTAAATTTATGATTTGCCATATTATACCTCCAATTCTAAATTAAATATTGATTCTGATCCTGATATAAAATTACTATCTATTTTCCTTATCTTTGCCAATATAGTAGTGGCCATTGGGCTCTCTCCTTCTCCATCCTCTTTGAACAATATTTCGCCTTCTCCATTCGCTTTAAAGGATGTTACCCCATCATCTATTAATATGCTGTCCTGTCTTTCGAATGGTATCGGGATATCATATTCTATTTCTACCTTTAATTTTATCGTTTGGAACTTATTTAAATAATCTACAATTACCGTTTGGCATGTTGCTCTGTCCTGTATGAGATGATTTGTTATCGTCCCGCTCCTTCTCCTTCCAGCTTTATCAATAAAACTCTGGTCTGATATCTTTTCGCAACCAATCTCTCTGATGATCGTTTTGTAATTATACTCTTCATAGGTCGGTATTATATCGTCCAGGTCTTCATCTTCTAATTCTTCCATTTCAAATTCTTCTTCCTCATCATCAATAATTTCTTCTTCCCATTCTACCTCTTCTTCTGTTTCCGGGTCGATATCAGTATGCTTTAATACCATATATGGCTCTTCATAATATTTCTTCCCGGGAACTAAATCCTTAATAAAAAAGGTTACCTTTTCTTCGTTTCCCCATTCTCCATCCATGAAAACATCTATCTCATTACATCCTGTAGTTCTTCCTAATCTTATTCCTACCCTGGTCGCTACCGATCCTTCTGGAATATCTCTTATAGTAACTGTCTTTTCTACTGATGTTGGAGAGATAACCGGTTCATCTTCCTCAAAGAGAAAATTCTGACTTGTGTTTACGGTTACGATATCATCATCTGCTCCGTATCCTATCCCTAAATCGTTTTTAGCTATTGCCTGAATTTTTAAGGTATCATTCGGTTTCAGATAAATCCCCAATTCTTCTCCTAACAATCCGCCTCCTAAAACATACGAATAAATTCCTAATTCAAAATCTCCTGGTGTTTGTGATTTTGGGAAAAATGCATCCCTGTAAAATATCCCGGCCCAATAATATCCGGTTATATAAATCCCTTCTGTATCATAAAGTGTATGTTCTTCAAGTTCTTCCGCTACCTTAAAACCGCTTAATATATTACAATAAAATTGAGCTCCCATTAAATCTCCGCTGTATTCTTTTATAATTCTAAATCCTAACCTCTCTACGATATTCGCTCCCTTGTCGGTTAACTCTCCATTCCCTTTGGCTTGCTGTGCTCCTACTTCGGTGCATTCACTCGTTGTAACTGTCGGTACGTTTTTCATCCATGAATCTGCTGTATATTTATCCTCTCCAATTTTAAAATATGCTCTAAACCACCAGATTGTAGTATGCTCATATTCTTCATCTCTTGAAAGACGATATAACCTATCTCCAAAAGCTACTTCATTCCCTTCGTATTCGTAGGCCCAATATTCACCTATATCCCAATATTCCTGATAAGCAGGTTTTGTCTTTATGACTTCTATTCCGGTGTCCTCTGGTGATGGCTCTTCATCTTGAATTATATATTCGAATCCTTTTTCAGTTATATTGCCTCCTTCTGTTATTTCTCCATATAATTTTATTGCTCCCTGTGTTGAGTCTGGCTCTGCTTTGATATTCTCTATTCCCATCATTGTATAAGTAACTATCAATTCAGGTCGGTATCCTTCTTCTGCTTCTTGAGTGAATATACTTATATAATCGGATGAAGGATTTGCAGTGGGTGCAGTAGAACTTATATCTTTGCTGCTTCTAAGGCTTAAACTTGTTATTTCTCCTTTAAGTATCATGTTTAAACCGTCTTCATTTAACTCTATTTCATTCCAATAATCTGACACCCAAGATGATGTATTAAGTGAACCACCGTCTCCTTCATAATTTTCTTCTCCCCAGTCATCAATAGAAAATCCAGTCCAATCAGGAAACTTTTGAATAACTAAGTCAAAGTTGACAGTTGGAGGATTACTAATATATCCACTATCATGCAATCTAAGAGTTGCACTTACAATTACAGCATTCGTAGGAATTTCGGATGTATCAAAAAATAAAAAACCTCTCCATATAAAATAAAAATGGTATGGTGGGTTTGGAGGAAAGGGGGTTCCATATACATGGCTCTGACCCACCATCATATTATCATCTTCTGCTTCTCTCTCAATATCATTTCCAGCACGTGCCACTGAATATGTGCCATTGCTACTTTTTAATTCTCCATCCCAATTATTATATCCGTAAAAAGTTACTTCTATCGGTTCGGCCATTTATGATATCTCCTCTTCTGTCCTAAAATAATACCATGCAGAATATCTTTTATTCCCTTTGTTATCTTCCGCATAGGCCTGGAATTTATAATCAGTTCCTGGTGTAAGTCCGGTTATAATATGTTCATAATATCCGATACCCAGATCCCCGCCTGATTCATACCATGCGATATCTGCTTCTCCTTCTATCTTCCAAATAAATCCTCTCTTAATTATTAGGTTCCCGCCATCATCAGTTGTCGCTCCTTTTAGTTTCCCGCTGGTGCTGTCCAGCCCGCTGACAGAAGAATAGGCCATAACTGATAACCAATTTCTTTTCATTTCCCGGGTCTCTCCTTTTATTATGATCTGGTTATATAATTCATCCAGCCTCTCTTCTGTCTTTTTGATAATATACTCATGATCATTAATCCTCTTAACAGTTTCGCTTAATTCTGGTATTGGCTTAAAGCATGCTTCATGGTTTCCGTTAATATAAAATCGATATATAACCACCTCTGTCAGCATATTTATTGCTCTGATATAAGCCGTTCCGCTATCAAACCATACCCTGTCTATCTGTTTCCCGGTTGGAGTACATAATAATGGATTATTCAACCACAAAAATTTCTCTGATAAAGTTAATATCCCGGATTCTACTAAAAGGTCGGCCACCACATTTTCTACCGCTTGAGGAGTGAAATAATATAACCATAAACAGCCTACTCCGCTCTCTCTCGGTACGCTTGGTTTCAAGAATACAAATTCGTTAATATCCCAATCATAAGTCCACTCACTGTTGAGCCAGATCTCCTCAAATCCTGTACCATCTCCTGTCCTGTCCAGGAATGCTCGATATATTCCTTTGCAGTCTTCTTCCATTGTATAATGTTCCTGGTCTGCTACTATGTCATATTTCTTATTCTTTCCCCACCATAAATTCTTTAGGTAGATTTCTGAAAGGTATGCAATATAATCCCTTCCGGTTATATTACAGGTTTCCCCTGCTTCATCATATTGTGTTGTCGGCTTATCTACTATCCCATACAACCAGCTCCAATAATAATCTTCTGGTTCTATTTCGGTTTCTACTTCTTCTTTTACTTCCCATTCTATATATAATTTTGGCTGCTTATCAGCCTGCTCCGATGTGTATATAGATAGCATATCTATCCCAGTTGGAGCTACTCCATCAATATCTTTACTACTTCTTAATCCCAATTTTGTTTCTCCACCTTTATTAATTGCACTAACATCTAATTCAATATCGTTATAAACGCCTTCCGAAATATCGTCTGTACTGATACTTCCTAAATTACCGCTATATTTCGTCTTGTCATAATCTCCAGCGAATATCGGTTTTTCAAAACTGATAGTTTGAACAATAATATTAAAAGCTGTTTCAATATATGTATAGGGTGCTCCTGTGTCATGTATCTTTAATGTCGCTTTGGTTATTATAGCTCCTTCTGGGATATCCGAAGTATCGAAAAATAAGGCACTCCTATAAATGGCATAATCAGGCTCTCCGGGGTCTGGTATATAAAACTGTCCTATTGTGATAAAAGTGTCCAAATCCACTACTGCCAGCCCATTTGGGTTATCCCTTGCTGTGTCATAGACATCATTACCCTGGAATATACAACCATCTACGCTATCTCCATTAAAGGTTTCATCGAATTCTTCTATTTCTTCTTCTGTTGTGGTTACACCTGTTCTGATTCCCAGATATAATCTTATCTTCCTTCCCTCTTTAATATGACCATAACAGCTTGCTCCGGTGTCATGAAATGAATATCTGTCTTTGGTATTTAGGAGATTTATATTAAAAGATAAGGCACAAGTATTCTGGAATAGGTTGGTTATATTTGATTGTATAGAGAAATCCTTGACATCTTGTAATTCTACCCAGCTCCCCAGACCATCTTTGTCTACCTCAACCTTGCCCAATATTATATTCGCTTTATTTTCAAAATCACTAACAATTAAACCTTGCAGATCCTGCATGTTATACCTCTATTAAATTAAATTTTATATCATACGCCTGGGCTGTGCCTAATATTGGATTCTTTGGAATGGTTTCCGGTACGATCCTGACCGTATAATTATCCGTTCCTATGATTAAATTCAAATCATTTTCTTTGCTGTTCTCCACTTCGGCCATTAAATCAACCCAGATATCATTGGTTACAAAAGTTAATGAAACGGTAAAAATATATTTATCCTCTTTGGCATATTGTATTCTTTTCGCTCCGCTTGGTGTGGTATGTACCGTTCCATGCATCTGGTATCCGTAATCTACTTTTGCATATTCGAACGTGGTTTCGCTATCTGTTATTCCTAATTTTATATCCATATTTATCCCCTCTGCAGAACGATATTATTTGCTCGGCATTGACTGTAAAATTCATCAAATAACCATTTCCCGGCTTTCTTTATAGCATTCTCATCCAGTTTATTTGTGGTTATATTAAATGCTCCCTCATTTATATTTAGGTTAATCTGATTATTCCCTGGTGCTTCCCCTGGTTTCGATACCACTTCTCTATCTTTTAATAAGGCCAGGCCTTCTCCTCCGGGGATAACTGTCCTTACCATACCTCCGGAATGCATCGCTACTAATTTGATTCCTTCCTTTTTCTCCGCTGCACTCAATTGGTTCTGGCTTCTTAATGCAATAGTATTCCCTTCGGAATCTACAACCTTATATATTGTCGCTGCTGCTTTTGTGGCTGCTTTCGCTTTTACAGATGCCAATGCTCCCAATGTATTTATCTGTGCATTATAAGCTGCGGTCACGCTTGCTATTTCTGCTTTTTCTTCTGATGCACTTTTCCCTGCTTGTTTTGCTGATTCTATTAAAGCATCTCTCTTTTCTTTTAATTTTTTCACAATCTCATCTATTTCGAGATTGTACCATTCAGCTATTTCTTCCATAGCTTTTTTTTCTTCTTCTGCTGATAGCCCTGCTGCCTTAACATTCTCTTCAAGCTCTTTTCTTTTCTCTTTTAAAGCATCAACTATATTTATGGTTTTTAAGGCATATTCCCCTTCTGATAATGTTAGTTCATCTATTCTGTCTTTTACTGGCCCCATTGCATTGGAATAATCTTCAAATGCTTTCGCTGATTTCTCGGCCATTACCTTACTTTCTTCCCCTAATCTAATAACCCATTCCTCAAAAGTCTCAATAACTTGACCCCATTCATTCAACTTTCCTTTGGCTTCCTCTGCTCCTGTCGCTACTCCATCCAGGGATGTTGTCAGCCCATCTGTTTCTGTTGCCAGGTTTTTTGTCGTTGTGGTAGCTCCTTCTTCTGTTGTGGCCAGGTCATCTATTGCCCCCCCGGTTTTATCTGTTGAGTCTTTTAAATCATCAGTAGAATCAATTATCTCCTCTGTCTTCTCTTTGTATAAATGCAGCTTTTCCGCTACCCATTTTACCTTATCTCCTAACCAGGCAAACTTATCTACTATCCAATCAATTTTTCTGCTTATCCATTCGGTTATTTGTGACCAATTTTTCCAGAGCAATACAATCGCTGCGATAACTGCTGTTATACCTATAACCCACCAGGTCAGAGGATTTGCTAATATAGAGGCTGTAAAAGCCCAGACCTTTGTTGTTGCTGCTATAATTTGTGGTAAGAAATTTGATTTCATTATAGTTCCAATGATGGTCATGGCTGATCCCATCCCGGTTAGTAATGGTGCATAATTCGCTGCTCCGGCTATAAAGTCTCCCATTTTATATTTTAATTCATCGATAGCATGCTGTATTTTTTGCATCGGTGTATAAAGCTCATTATTTCTTTTGGCATTCTCTGCTATAATGTCCGAACTTTCCGCTACCTTCTGGCTGTAGGTATCCCACATTTCACTTGTTATCCCCAGGGTCTCTTTAAGTTTATTTATATCTCCATCTGCTGATGTTACTGCTGTCCTGAATTCCTGCATGGCTACTCTGGAAGTCATTCCAAATTCTTTTTGCATGATCCCTAATACTACCGCTGCTTCATTTACTCCCATCTTTAATTCTCTCATCTCCGGTGCTAATCTACCTACTGAATTAATAAAATCTCCAACATCCATTGTAGTATTTCTCTGTATGAATCCAAAGGCTGCCAGGGCTTTCCCTTCTTCTCCTGCTGCTATTCCTAATGCTTTTAAGGATACCCCGGCCTCTGCTAATACTGGAGCACTTTCTCCGGTTGCATCTCCAACCATATCCCAGAATTGGGCATATTTTTTAAGGCTATCTGCACTTTCTATCCCTAACCTCGTTCCTGTTTCCATAATAGCCAATACTTCTTTCAATGGGAATGTGACGTTTGAAGTGTCTATAACTAATTGCCTCATAGCTTTGCTATCTATATCCAAATAATCGGCAAGTCTCCTGGTAGTTTCTGTAAGTGGTGCACTTGACCTGGCCAGCATCTCTATCCCTGCTCCCAAAGCTACTGCTGCTACTCCGGCTACCTGCATGGTTTTTCCTGCACCTGCCCATTTCTCTTGTATGGTTTTCCCTGTGCTTTGAACCTTTGAATCTATTTTATCCATTACCGGGGATAGCTGGTCTACCCCTTTTACAACAACTTCCATTACGTTTGCCATTTATTTCTTCACCTTCTCTCTGGCTTGTTTCCGAGCCTCGGCATATTTATCGTTTCCGTAGTTTTCGCTGCTCCCCTGCTGTCGTCTATGGTATTCTTCATATCCCAATTCTATAAAGATTTTCTGGGTATTAGTCATATCCTGGTATCTATCTATAAAACGTATCCCTGCAATATGGTATGCTATAATGTTCTGTCCTTCTCCACTGTTAACGAAAAAACTGCAATGCCTTCAGCTCCTCCTCTTGTATCCCGCTTATTTTATATATTTCATCTGCTATTTTCTTAATGATCCCTGGAGGAGATAATTGCCTTAATTCCTCTTCTGTTAGTCCTTCTTCTACTATCCCATATTTACAGGCCAGAATATTCTTTTCAAAGTCTCCTTTTTGAAGTGTTTCTATATCAAAATTAAACTTAATAGATTGCTTTGTTTTATCTTTGTCTACTTCGCCTGCTTTATCAAATATAGGAGTGAATTCTGTTTTGGCTGATTTCACTGCCATCGCGCTTATTTCTGTCCACTCCCCTTCGGTTAAAGGCCTAATCTGGATTTCCCCTCCAAGCTCCTTTATATTAATTTTCTTAATAAAATCTTTTCCCTTAAGTATCCGGTCTTTTATTGAGATTATATTTTCCATGATCCTTCTCCTTTTATTCTTTAAGACATAATATCATCATCCATGTCGTCATTGTTATTTAATAATGTAGCCAATACTTCAGCTTCTATTTCGGTTACTGCATCGGCCAAGGTTATAGTATCTATTAATGCTATTCCACTGAAGGCTTGAACGATTTCTCCTCTTCCGGAAGGTGGAGTTTTTAAGTCGGTATAAGCTAATTTCGGGAAGTTAAATTCCAGGCTGCCATCCGTTCCCGCATCGATGGTTAGGATCATGGCTTCGGTTGTTACTCCATTTACACTAACGCCTCCGGCTGCTCCCCAGAATTTTGTATATTCAGTCCAATCTTCAAAAAATAAATTTCCCTTTATATCAACATTTCTTGCTCCTACCGGGATTCTGCATGGATGTCTTTGTCCGAATCCTTTCCCTAGTCCAGCATCTGCTCCGTTGGTTATGCTTATAGTTAGATTCTTTATCTTGCAGTTATAATCTATAGCATCACCTAAAGCAAGGGAAGCATCTATAAAGGATAAATTGTTCTCATTAAATAAAGTTAAACCCGAAATCTCTTTTAAGGTTACTCTGGTGTCCTTTGCTCCGATGTTATCCAGGGTAGCAAATATAAAGGAATCTTCTATGGCTATCTCCAGGCCATTCATCACACATCCTCTGAATACATGCTCAAATATATCCTTTCCCAGCCTTACGGTATACGAAGGTAGTACGGTATTTTCTTTAGGATAGATTTCGTGGGTATTGGTTCCCGCTCCTCCATCGGTATAAACATAATTTCCTAATGCCCACTTTAAAAAGTATCCTATTGAACGAATGTCAATAGCGTATACCACGTTCCCTGCCGGCACATAATACCCCGGTCTTATTATTTTCCTACCTCTGCTTAATCCTCCTTCAAAATGTAAGTTAGGATCGGATGGTGCATCCAGGGTGGCTGATGCTATATCAATATGGAATACTGCTTCCGGTGCAACCGCTGGATTAAAATTCTCTTCTTCACAAAAACCGCAATAACGGCGCGGTTCTGTCATTATAATCATCTCCTTTCATTTAATATTAATATTTTATTACCCTTTTTTGCGTTACAAATCCTACATGCTGGAATAACATTCTCTTTCGTATTATCCCCTCCTTTGCTTATTGGTATTGTATGGTCTCTTGTAGGTAAATTGTCCTCATCAAAATCAATCCCGCAATAAGCACACTTATAATTATACTCTTTTAAAATATTTAACCACTCTTGATAGGTTAAAGTATTTATTATATTATTTTCCATTGCACGCCTTCTTGAATGCATTCTTTGATTTTTTGCTTTACCATTTTCTGTTTTAGCCCATTCTCTCCTATATAATATTTCTTTTTCTTTATTGTCTTTATGATATTTTTTACTATATTCCTTAATTTGTTCTACATTTTTATCCCGCCATCTTTTATTACGTCTTTGGCTTCCTATTTTCCCTTTTTCTGTTTTTTGATATTTCTTGTTATATTCATTTTCATTTTCCCTATTTTCTTCATGATATTTTTTCTTACCAGCTAATATTTTCTCTCTATTATTCTTTTGATATTCTTTAACTTTTTCTATTTCTTCTATTCTATTGTTTTCATAATATTCTTTTCTATATCTTGATATTTTATCTTTATTATTTTTTCTCCATTGTTTCATATATTCTTTGATGTGCTCTTTATTGTCTAACCGCCATTTTCTCATATATAGTTTATGATATAATCTTTCCATACTATCACTCGCGAACCGTAAAAGTAACGGTCAAAGTATAAACCGCACTATAATAATTTCCGTTTTGGAAGTATGGATTATTTCCATCAAATCTTTTGCTCTTTATATCTTGAAAAAATGTACCATGCCCGAATCCCAGGGTCCTATCAGCCAGCAATATATTTTTTGCCCTGGCTGTCAAATTATTTGCTTCTTTGTATCCGGCTTTCCCTTCTATTGCATTATAGACTACTCCAATGATAACGATATCCATATCCCAACTTTCCCATATGGTAGTTTTGGTAGTCGGGTTTATTATGGTTTCCCCTTCCATTACCCATATAGCTGGTGCTTCGGGTTTCTGGCTGGTTTTCATTCCAATGACTAATGCTTTAACATCATCCAATTTCCCTCCATCCTGTATGGCTCCGGATAATTTCTCTTCTATTTTATCCATGATATCGTCTATCGCATCTTCCAATGTTTTTAATTCCATTTTACCCTCCTGTTTCTCTTAAGGCTGTCCTTATAAATTCATCTATCCTATTTTCCCCTCTTTTCATTGCTCTTTCATGAAATGGGTTTGGCTTCTGGCCTTTTACGCTCTTGACAAATATCTCCATTCCTTTCCACATGAAATGAAGGCATCGCTTAGTAGTCGGTGTTATCTTTATCCCTCTCGGCCCATATATCCCGGTTCCGTAGGCTACGTGTGGAGCATATTCTACCCCGCTGACAAGTTTATACCAAAAATTGCTTAATTTTTCCATTTGCCAGCTTCCTCTTAACCTTCCATGGTCTATCGGTGGCTCTTCTCTTAAACCTGCCCACACTTCTGTTACCAGGTAAAAGAAGGCCTGCTTACTGGCTGCCTTTGGTATCTCCATTATCTTTTTTACTTGCTCCGGGTCGATATATATTTTAAGGCTCATTAATCTATCTCACTTATTGGGATATCTCTCTGGTCGTCTACCATGCCAACCACTCTATTAAATGAAAACTCCGGCTTTTTGTAATATAAACTTAATTCTTTTTTTAACGAATCGGTTAAAATTTTATCTTCTACCATTTTTGTATTCCAGTCGTCTATCCTTATCACCGGGGATTCCCTATTCATGTATGCTAATTTTACCATATTTGTACAGGCTCTCATAGCTATATTATGTATTCCTTCCGGGATCACTAATTTCTCTATATCCGCTACCCAGAAATACCCTCCTACTTCATCTACTAATTTCAGGCCTATACTTTTAATGCTCGCGTAGGCTGCTTTGCTCCCCAGGTAAAATTTACATAGTTTCCATTCGTTATCATACATCTCCGGGAAGTCTATTGTCTTCACGATCGTACCACAATTGATTGCACTCGATAATAAAAGCTGGATTGCTCCTTTTTCGCAGTCTACATAAGGCTTTACTTTTATCATTATTATTTTTGCATCGCTCAAGTCCTGGTAATCTGTTTCAATTGCCTTGCTGGCTATTACTGTATTCGCTCCTACGGTTGACGATATCTCTATCCGGTTAACCGCTATCCGTTCTTCCCCTTTTGGTAATTCATAGGGATCGGTTTCCAATGCTATGGTCACTCCGGCTACTGTCTGCTCATTCCATTCCTCTACTCCCTGGTCCACTATTCTCT